AGGTACTACAACTGGAACTGTAGGTACTACAACTGGAACTGTAGGTACTACAACTGGAACTGTAGGTACTACAACTGGAACTGTAGGTACTACAACTGGTACTGTAGGTACTACAACTGGAACTGTAGGTACTACAACTGGTAATTAAATTTGAAGTTAAAGTATTCTAATTAAGAGAAATTATTAAATTATTATTTACTTTGTTTTTAGTAAAAAAATGTCATTATATATATAATGAAGTTTAATATAAAAAAAATAAGTTTGATTATCTCTATTATTTTAATAACTATTATTTTAATAGACTTATTATTTAATTTAAGTGGAAAATTAACAGAAAAGTTTGAAAATAATTCTATTTCAGAACAAGAACTATATAATTCAGTAAATGGAACGGAAACTGAAAATGGAACTAATGTGAATCATATGACCACACATGTTAAAAGTATAGAGTCTATATATTCAGGTGCAAGATACAATATTATTCCAATACCTTTTAACACAAGATTATTGCCAACTATAAATATAAATATTAAAACTAATAATTTTAATTCAATGTCGGTTGATAACCGTATTTTAACAACTGAATCAACAGATTTTAATAGTACTAAACAAACATTTAAGTTAATTAGAATAGAATCTATGGATGATGTTTTAAAATTTATAGAAACTGGCACATATTTAGGTGCTGAACCTGATGAATTTCCATTCTACTTTATTAAATCGCCTGGAAATGGTAATAATGTTTTAAATATAGGAGATTCAGAGTTATCAATAGTTAAAGCATCTAATAGACCTAATCAAAGATTTAATATTTCGTTTGAACCTAAGCAAGCTTTAGAAAATTCTGATAAAGATTCATTAAATATCAATATTAAATTAGACCAAGAGTCTATTGATAAATTGATATCCAAATTGGGATTAAGTTCTGTTCAGAATCAGAATAATAATTTAGCAGAATTTAGTCCTTACAATAATGACAATAATGATAATAATGATAATTTAATCGGAAGAATGATAAAAAGCGTTGAGAATTCTGATAATTATAATTCTGTTACTGATTCTAATACCGAATTATTGAATTGTGATAATTCGAAATGGATTCCAAGAGAAGCTATAAGATCAGTTTGCAGAGGATGCGAACCCGATTTAATTAATTAAAAAAAAAATAATATCTTATAATATACATAATGAATAGACAAGATTATTTAAAAATTGTTTTAGGATTTCTAGTTGTTACTATTTTATTTTATGTTGGTACAACATTAGTAAAACAGGAAAACTTTAATACATGTCCCTACAAAAACGTTCATCCAGACGTTATTTCAAAGGAATATCTTAATTCTAGTGAGGAAAGTAATAATGAATCTTCCAATGATTTTAATGATGCTAACACTAGTTCTAATAATAGAAATAGCGAAGTTCAAAGTAATAAATTAGATAAAATACTTACAAAATTAGAAGAACACGAAGTAGATGACGAGAACTATGTTAAACGTCAAAATATAGTTAGAGCTGCACAATCAGCAGCAAATGAATTTTGTCCAGTATCACCTGATTTTGATTTATCTCAATATGTAAAAAAGACTGAGATTGATAATCTTAGTAAATGTCCAAAGGTCCCAGACATGAAAGACTTTGTTCTTAAGAGTAGCATTCCCCCAGCAAGTAAATGTCCTTCATGCATCTGTCCAAAAGTTAAAGTCTCTAGTGGTTTCTGTAAAAAATGTCCAGAACCAAAAGATATATGTCCAGCACCTGCTCCATGTGGTCCTGAACAATGTAAGAATGTTGTCGATTGTCCAAAATGTCCTGCACCTCCTAAACAGAAACCATTAAGATGCCCACCACCAAAAGCTTGTCCAACACCACCTCCTTGTCCAGCACCAACAAGATGCCCACCTAATCAATGCCCTAAATGTAAATATTATGGAATTAAAAAGGTTGAAAGTTCAAAAAGTATAGAAGAAATGATAGAAGATTTGATGAGAGGAAATGACCCAAAAAAATTCCAAAAATTGAATGAACTTAGGTCTCTTTTGGGTGTAGAAGAAGCTAATACTAATACCAATACTAACACTAATACTAACAATTCTAGAGTCACAACCCAGCAATTAAGAAGCGCTTCTTCTTCATCTAATAATAATAATAATAATAATAATCGAGTGAATAATAATAATAATAATAATAATAATAATAATAATAATAATAATCGAGTGAATAATAATAATAATAGTAGTAGTAGTAGTAGATTCTTTTCATTAAGAAGAAATAGTGCTAACAATAATAATAATAATAATAACAATAATAATAATAACAATAACAATAATAATAATAATAATAAGAATGCTAGAGCATCACCAAAACCATCAAATGTTGATACAAATGTCTATGAACCAACTGGTCAAGCAACAGTAGTTTCTGACCGCTCATATTTAGAACCAGTCGTCGATTATGATAATAAATGCGTTGATAACTCATTAATGTATTCAGCAGTAGGTGTATTAGGTTCAAAATTTAATTAATTAATTAATTTATTTTTAACGCTTATTTTTTCTTTTAAAAACCTTAATTTTATAATAATTAATGTAATTTTTATAATAATATTTTTGGAGTAAAATCATAAAATCTCAATATTTATTAAAATGATTCCCGATGCTTTAAATGTTGCTTTTATAGGTAGTTCTAATAAGAATACTTTTCTTAATAGATTATTAAAACTATATAATAGCAATAATTTACCACAAAATGACTCATACGATATAAATGAATTAATAAGAATAAGAAAATATGAATTAGGTAAAAATCAGACAAATTTAATATGGAATTTTAATTTAAATAAGAAACAAACGGTAGTTAATCTCTTTTCAATAGAAAATGAATTAAATAATCAGTTCTCAGAATGTATTAGTCAGTGTGAAATTGCACTTTTCTATATAAATGAAGATGATATAAATTCGGTTGATTTAAAAACTAAAATATTATTGACAAATATATTAGGCATTAAACATGCTATTGTTTTTATAGAATCAGACAAAGACCTTAATAATAATATTAAAAATCTATTTACAAAGAGAAATTTTAAAAACACCAAATTAAGTATTATTTCCAATCTTTCAAAAGATTCATTAAACGTTTGTTTTTCAAAATATTTTAGAACTCTAGATATTCGTAAAAATAAAAATATTCAAGATAAACTTAATATGTCTGTTTCAAATATATTTGATTTAAGTGCCAGATATACTGTATTAAATGGTACTATTTTAGAAGGAACACTTAATTGTGGCGACTTTATAAAAAACAATTCAAATGGAACTATTCATAAAATAATTGATATGCAGGTTCAGCATAAAAATGTGGAAAAAGCAAATAGAGGTTCATATGTAGGAATTAAAGTTAATAAAACCGATTTAATTGATGTAGGAGATGTAATAATTAATGTAAAAGAAAAATCAATATGTAAAAAATCCACCAATATTACTAGTCAATTATTGATGATTAATGATACATTAGAACCCAATTCAGATTTAATTTTAAATTTTTTAGGAAGGGACTATTATGTTAAAGTATTTAAAATACAAAAAATAATTAATAGATTGAACAAAACAATAGAAAAAAATCCTGAAACTATAAAAGAAAAACAAACTGGGATGGTTATTTTACATAGTAGAGAAAAAATAAACATGACAAATTACTCAGATAATTATAAACTTGGCAGTTTTACCATTAGAAAAAGCGATTCATGTAATAAAATAATAGGTGTAGGAATAGTAAAGAGTCTTAAATAATTTTCTCATATTATACTAAGGTAATAATGACTTTTAAAAACTTATCCAAAAATCCACTATTAGTTTTAATGGTAATTGTTATATTATTAATTATTTTAGTATCTGCTTATGTAATGCACAATGGAAAACGCGTTCAGGAAAATTTATCACCAGTATTTGAACAACCAAAATATGGATTAAGTTGTGAAATAGATAGAAAATGCACTCCTGAAAATAACTGTTTCCCAGGCTCATATATGAGATCTCAAGTGTATCAAAATATGTGCGAACCAACTGATACAGTTCATTTATTGAAAGATAGACGACAGTTAAAAGATAATTGTCTTCGCTCATTAGGAAATCCCCTAAACACTAAAAATTTAAAGTGTAAGGTCAATATTCACGACCAACGTGATTGTAAATGGGATAAATAAATTTATAGTTCCATATTTACATCATTTTCATTTTCAATATGTTCCTCAGGTAAATTAGCATTAGCATTAGCATTACTTACTGGAAATATAGGTTTTCTGCACATAGGACATGAATATAATTTATTATCAATACTATTAAATAAACAGTCTCTACAAATTTTATGGTGGCATTTTAAAGTAATTCTTTCTATTTTTTCAAATTTTGTTAAGCAAATTGGACATTCATTATTAGAATTAGTCCCTGATTCAGTTTTATCAATAGTAATATCTACAGAATTACACAAATCTTGTGACTCTTGATTAGTAGTATATGTATTTGTGGTTTTTTCAAGTAAAACACCTATACATCTTTTTTGTTTTATAGGAGTATTCTGTTTTAAAATGTTAAATACTAGAGTATATAATAACTCTGCAACATTTCCAAAAGGAGAAATAGTATGATATAATTCCGATGTTTTTAAATATCCATTTATTATTGTTAATTTACATTTATAAAAAATAGTGGCGTTTTCAGGTAAAAAATTAAAAATTAATTGAGAACTATTATCTTTTTTATCAAAACAGACTATTGTTATTTTTTTTAGATTTCTTTCAACATCTAATTTATTTCTAAAATAAGTTTCAACTTTTTCTTTTTGTGTTTCCATTAGTGTTCTATGATTTTGTACGATTGGTCTAGAATGACTATAAGAACTAACTCTTCTCATTCTAGAATTATTATTATTTACAACATTACTACTTGTATAATTACTCATTAATTCTATTATATAGATTTATAAAAATTTTAAACCAAGGACTATAATAATAGGATGGGTCTTTAAAGGGTTGGGAGATATATTGACACTGTGATAATAAAAATGTTCTTTCTGGATGAGGCATTATTGCTAAATGATTTCCATTATCACTGGATAATCCTGCTATTCCAAATTTACTTCCATTAGGATTAAATGGATAGTTTTCAGTAATATTTGCTTTATCATCTGCATATCTAAATGGAGAATTATTCTTTAATATTTTTGATAATTCACTTTGACTATTTGATTCTAATACAATTTTCCCTTCTCCATGAGCACTATTCATACCAAAGAAAGTTCCCTCCATTTCATTAGTTAATTTACAATTACTATTTACAACCTTTATATGAGGATATCTACTCTCAAATTTTTTAGAATCATTCTTTACTATTTTACATTTTGGAATCCAGTTTAATTGCGACATTAATTGACAACCATTACAAATTCCTATACTATATCGAGAATCATTTTTATAAAACCAATCTAAAAATTTCCTTACTCGCTTACTAGACGTTAGAATATTATACCAACCTACTGCTGCACCTAATACATCGGACCTACTAAATCCTCCACAAAATGCTAAAAGCTTAGTATTAGTAATTAAGTTGCTACCTTTTTTTATTCCATGAATAAATTCATCTGTAGTTAAATCGAATACATTAAATCCAGCATGAAATAATGCTGCCTTCATTTCTTTGTCACTATTTGAACCAATATCTCTTAGAACTATAGCAATTTTCCCATTGTTTGGTTTTATTCTTTTCATTTTATGAAAGTCGAATGGTATAAAGTGATTGTAATACAATCTATTAGAATGGGATTTATATTCCTCAAGAGCCAACTCCGGATCCATCTGTAATTTTTCAAAATTAAAGCTGGACTTTTCAAAATTATTTCTTAAATCTTTTGTTTTACTAGACATAATTAACTCATTATTGAAACAAACCTTTATTTTTTGTTCTACTGTAGTATAACCAATTAGTTTTGCAAAAATCATAGGGAAAACTGAATTTATATATTTTATAAAATTTTCAGAATGATATCTATTAAATTCTAAAAATAATCCTAATTCTTCATTAAATAAATAATTCTCCTTTTTATTAGATGATTTTATGTATAATGTCATTCCAAAATTACTAGCCATACTCATTTCTATAAGATTAGCTAAAAATCCTCCATCAGAAATATCATGACCACTGATAATGTTTTTATTACGAATTTCACTTTGAATAGTATCCCAGAAGTTCTTAAAAACTTCTATTATACCATTATCAAATTTAGGAGGCTCATCATTCTCCAAAAAATTACCAGTATATAGATAGGTGCTTCCACCCATTCTTCTTCTACCTGATTTACCTAAATTAATATAGATAATATCATTATTTCCTCCTTGAAAAAAAGGTTCTACAGCATTT